TCAGACTCTAGCTGAACCAGGCGCCTCCCGCGCCTGACGTTCGTGCCAGACTCAAAGAGACACGCGGGGACCACTACCCCGCGCCGGGTTCCAAGCCCGCCGAAGTAGCCGACTACGTCAAGCGGCTACTCGCCGATGGCGACGCTGCCGCGCTCCAGCGCTTCAAGCGCGCGACCCACAATCTGCTGTTCGCCGACGGTCGCCAGCACATCGATTGGAACCTGAGGGATAAGGCGTGGAAGGAAGCGCCCGCGCCCGAGGGCCGCGTCCGGATCGTGATGAACTACATCCGGCCGATCCTGCGTGCCCGCCTCCAACGGCTGCTCTCCTCCGAGCTCTCGTGGCGCGCCGTCCCCGACTCGAACGCGCACGAGGCCAGGGACAAGGCGACGATCGCGACGAACCTCCTCGAAGCGCGGTGGAACGGTGGGGAACTGGAGGCCAAGCTGCGATACGGGCTCTGGCTCGGGTTCGCGTGCGGAGCGTCCTACCTCAAGCAGTTTTGGAACCCTGACATCGGCACGCTCGTGCCGGCGACGGTGCAGATCCAGAACCCGCTCACGGGCCAGGTGCAAAACTACCCGGTCAGCCCCGAAGGTGAGCCGCTGGCGGACCCAGAGACGGGCGAGCCGCTGGAACAGCTCGACGGCGCGTTCACCTACCGGCCGGGGGATGCCGACACCGCGGTCCGCACGTTGTTCAACATCCGCTTGAACCCGGACGCGTTCGGACTACTCCCCGCTGAGGGCTTCCGTTGGCTGATCGACTCCGAGGTCGTACCGATCTCGGTCGTCAAGGAACGCTACGGCGAGGCGGCCAAGAAGGTGCAGACGGTCGCCGGCATCGCACAGCTCAAGCAGTTCGAGAGCCTGATTCGCACGGTAGGCCACCGCGCCGAGATGACGAGCGGCAACGACCTCATGGCGGGCCGGGACGGCAAGCAGATCCCCGACAAAGAGCTGACGCTGCTGTGTGAGTATTGGGAGGCGCCGTCCGATACGCTGCCCGAGGGACGCCTGGTCGTGATCGGTGGCGACGAGCTGCTCTACGACGACGTGCTGCCCCAGGGCTTCGTCCCGTACGTGCCGATCTACGACGAGCGCAGGCCCTTCGACGGCTACGGTCGCCCGACGGTCGACGACCTCGTGCATCCGCAGAAGGTGCTGAACAAGCAGTGGTCGCTGATCCTCGAGGAGATGGCGCTGTCGGGTCCAGGGCAGTGGGCGATGTTCGACGTGCCGGGGCTGTCTGAGCAGATCACGAATCTGAGCGCGGCGCACATCAAGATCCCGATGCAATCCGCGCTCGCGAACCGGAGCATCGGCGATCTGGTGCAGCGTGTCCCTCCCGGAAGCGTGCCCCCCGATCGCTGGCGGCTGATCGAGAAGGCCGAGCAGGCCATGTACACGATCGGCGCGTTCAACGAGGTGGCACGTGGTCAGGTACCGACCGGCGTCGAGTCCGGTGTAGCCATCCAGCTGCTCCAGGAGAGCCAGAACGGCCAGCTCCACGACTCGGTCAAGACGCTGAAAAAGAGCCTGATCGGGTGGGGCCGCCAGACGCTCGGCATCGCGCGCTGGGGCTACGGCGAGCACGAGCAGCGCTGGATCCCCGTCGAGCGGCCCGACCTCGGCTTCTTAGTCGAGAGCGTCAAGGGCTCCGACCTGCCCGACCCCGAGACGATCACGATCGACCTGGAAGGCTTCCGCCCGACCTCGCAGGCGGCGTTCAACGCCGAGGTCGAGCGGATGATGGACAAGCAGTACATCGCGCCCCGTGAAGGGCTGCTGCTGATGGACCTCGGCCGCGGTGTAGATGGCGTGTTCGAGTCCGAGACCCGCCACTACGCTCGCGCCCGGACCGAAAACCTCGCCATCGAGCGCCAGGAATGCGCGGTCGTCGAAGCGCCCGAAGGCACGCCGCTCGCTGGCCTGCCCGCGCTGATCCACCCGCACGACGGTTCGCCCTACCTGCTGCCGATGAACGACGACCACGAGACGCATATCCGGCTGCACGAGGAGATCTTGCTGGACGACACGAAGCCGTGGCCGATCCGGCAGCTCGTCGCGATCCACATCAACGAACACCAGTCCATGATCCGTCTCCAGGCCGCTCAGATGATGGCCCTGGAAGCCGAGCAGAACGCCCCAACCAACACCGCCGCATAGGCCAACCCGAGAGGAAGCCACGATGCCCCCCATGGACGAGAGCACCTGGATCGCCGACGGCACGCCCGTAGATGAGCCGGTCACGACCGAGACACCGGTAGAGGTCACTGAGGTCGCCGAGACGCCGCCAGTCGAAGCCTCCGAGTCGGTAGCGGTCGAGGCCACGGAGACGCCCGCAGAGGTCGTTCAGGCGTACATCGAGGGCCGCATGGGCGAGGAGCCCTACCAGCTGCCCGAGAACGTTGCCCTGCCGCTCAAGCGCGGCGACGAAGTCGAGTATGTGCCGGTCGCCGAGCTGCTGAAGCGCGGGATGATGGAGCGCGACTACCGGATCAAGACCGACGAGCTCGGTACGCAGCGCAGGGCGTTCCAGACGGAGCGCGAGAGGTTCGACGCCGACCGCGCGAGGATGGACGCGCGCGCCAAGTACGTCGAGGAGAAGGAAGCGGAGATCCGCTCCGCGCTGACCGACCCCAAGGGCGCGGTCGCGTTCGAGGAGCACCTTCGCCAGTACGAGAACAACCCGATGTACCGCAAGCACGTCGACACTGCGTTGGCCAGCCGGGAAACCGAGGCCGAGCGTGACGCACTACTCGCGGACCGGGACTCTCACATCGTCCAGGAAGCCTCCCAGACCGCCATAGGGTGGGTCGAGGAGCTGGCGGGCGAGTTCCCCAACGTGGACGCTGGCAGGGTCCGCGAGCAGTACGGCCAACTCCTGCAAAACGGGAGAGCGCAGCTGGACCGCCGCGAAGTCGAGCGGCTTTTCAAGACGGAAGCGGACTACCTCGAAAGAGCGTCATCGCCACTCCAGAAGCAACTCGCTGAGCTGACGGCCAAGGTCGAGGCACTGAACGCCTCGAAAGCCGCGGACCAGCACAACGAGACCACCGCTCACGCACTGAACCGGGCGAAGACGCCGAGGGTCGCCACAAGCAGTGGCGCTCCGGTGAGCACGCCCAAGCCCGTCACGAAGTTCGGCCCCAACGAGCTCCATGAGAGGAACTCGGAATGGGTCCGCGCGGGCCGCTCGTGAGCACACGCCAACGGAGAATGACAACGAGGTAGATCATGGCTGTTACGCCAACCACCTTGACCGAGCTGACGGACCTCGCCAAGGACTATTTCACGAACGTCTGGGTGAACCAGACCAACCCGGAGACGGCGCTCAAGTCGCAGTTCGCGAGGCTCGAAAACGCGAACTTCACCGGCAAGAAGTGGATCTTCGGCGTCAAGCTGCAAATCGGTGGCGGGTCCGCGAACGCGGGCGCGAACAAGACGCTGCCGGCGGCCGACGAGGGCAAGTACGACCAGGGCGAGGCCACGGTCGTCAGGACCTACACCAGGATGGCGCTCGACGGCCTCGCGATCGAGGTCACTAAGCGTCAGGCCGGCTCGTTCCGGCCCGCTCTGGCCGAGACGATGTCGGACCGGCTCCAGGCGCACGACCTGGAGGTCAACCGCCAGCTGTTCGGCGGGGGCGACGGCTTCCTGGCCAGCATCCCCGCGACGGCGGACGGCGCGAGCGCGACCCAGACGCTCGGCACCGACTACGCCGTCACGAACGGCGGGCTCGGCACCCGGCACCTGTACGTGGGTGACGCGGTCGCGTTCTACGAGTCCGACGGCACGACGCTGATCGGACGCCGTACGGTCACCGCCGTCGACCACACGAACAACCAGATCACGGTCGACTCGACGGTTACCACGACCGACGCGGGTTACGTGACCCGTTCGACCTCGGACACGGACAACATCACGGACGGCGAGGTGCTGGGCTTGCTCGCGTCGGTCGAGGCGTCCAACACGTTCGAGACGATCCCGATCACGCTCGGCTGGCAGTCGGTCGTGATGGCGAACTCGGGCACCCTGCGTGACATCAGCGACTCGCTGGTCATGCAGATGATCGAGACGATCCGGAGCCGCAGCCGCCAGATGCCGAACCTCATCGTGACGAGGCCGGGCATCGTGCTGAAGTACTCCGAGATCTTCCTGCCGCTTCGGCGGCTCGACGGCCAGGACGTGCAGCTGAAGGGCGGCTACAAGCCCATCGCTGCCGTGATCCACGCGGGCGGAAGCATCCCGGTCATCGGGGACCTCGACTGCCCGTCCTCGCGCATGTTCTTCCTGAACACGAGCGCGTTCCGGACGGCGGACCTGGTCGGTACCGAGTGGGCCGACATGGACGGCGCGACGTTCGACCGCGTGACCGACAAGGACGCGATCGAGGGCTACATCCGCAAGTACCATCAGCTCTGCACGGTGCAGCGGAACGCGAACGGCGTGATCGAGGACCTCAACGACGTGGCCGCGCTGGAGCGGGTGGCGGCCTGACCCTGACCCTGAACACGGCGGGCGGGCTCGGGTCCGCCCGCCGGAGGACCTAGAAAAATGGGACTCAGCACAAGCACATTCGGATGGCTCCGCGACGGGATCGGCAACCTGGCCGCGGCTCGTGAGATCGAGAGCAAGCTGAACGTTGCGCCGTCAGGCAACCAGTGGTTCGTCACGAAGACGGGCGCGGACGGCGGCAGCCACGACGGCAAGTCGTGGGGGCAAGCGCTCGCGTCATGGCAGGCGGCGCACGACCTGGCCTCAGCCGGCGACACCATCTACGGTGCGCCCGGCGAGTACAACGAGGACGTCATCGTCACCAAGGCGCAGGTGTCGTTGATCGGTGTCGGCCCGCGTCACTCAATCAGGATCACGGCCTCGTCGGCGGGCGCCACCAAGACGCCGATGACGGTCGACGGGGTCAGCGAGGTCGGGCTGTACAACCTGAACCTCGCGCCTAGATCGACCGGTGACGGACTCCTACTCACCGGCAACATGCGGCGCTTCGAGGCCGTGGGTTGCAAGATCGGCGACGGCGGCACCAACGCGGTGCACATCGCCAATGGTGTGGGAGACGCAGCCAATACGGTCTTCGACATCCGCCTCGTCGACAACCTGATCAACAACTGCACGAACGGACTCAACGTCACGTTCGAGGGCGGCTCGAACCCCGGCGGTCAGTATTACGTCGCACGCAACAGGTTCGCAAAGATTGCGACCGACTGCATCGTGCAGGGCGGGTTCGTGAACGATTGGGAGATCGCGTACAACGTCTTTTCGGCCGTTTCCGGCACCGAGCCGACGCGATTCTTGGACATCGACGACACCAGCACCACCGGGCTCGTCGTCGGAAACAAGTTCCACACGACGGTCTTCAGCACGGCGAAGTTCGCCATCGCCACGAACGTGTTCTTCTGCGACAACAAGACGCAGGCCGAAGGCTCGTCTTCGACCGCTACCGGGACGGCTTCTGGACGGCCGAACTAAGCGTGAGAGAGCCGAAAGCTTCCTGGGTCCGAGCCCTTCGCGACCTGACCGGATTCGAGCAGGACGATATCCGGTTCAACGAAGGGCTCGGACGCTGGGAGTTTCTGTTGACGTGCGGTGACGGGATCGCGCGCTCGCAGTTCTGGGGCGTGTTCACGGCGCCGGTCGATCCGGTGACGGGCCTGTATCCGTTCCGGGAGCTCGACGACGACGCGATGAGGGAAGCGCTCGCCAACCTCGCCAAGACGTTCGTCGGCAACCCCTACGACGGGGCTGGCTCACCGCGCAGGGAGATCGAGCGGCGCATCAAGGAGAACGCGGTGGAGGGCAAGCGGCGCTACCGCGAGGCCGGCCAGGCGTTCGCCGACATGACGACGGACACCGGAGGCCGCGGTAGGCGGCTCAGGGGCGCGCTGGCGAGCCATCAGACGGGAACGGTGGCAGGTAGGGCCAGGCGCATCATCAAGGACTCCAGGGGGACCGTGTGAAGCTATCCGAGTGGGATTGGGGCTCGCAGAACTACGTCGAGGTCGAGTATCCGGACGCGCCCATCAAGTCGTTCGTCGAGTTCTTCCGCAACGGCAAGCAGTGGAGGGAGAACCCCGAGCAATGCTTCGCCCGGTGGATGAAGCTGGAGCGCGACCTGACCGACGCGAAGAACGACGCGGCACGGGCGAAGCCAACAGATCGCTGCACGGCCACGACGAAGGCCGGCGAGCCGTGCAAGGGCAAGCCGATCGAGGACGGGCTGTGCATGTCGCACGCGCGGGCTAGCCGGGCGGCGTGACGTGGCGAGCCGCTCCGCGATCAAGACGAGCATCCGCCGACTGCTGGCCGTCGAGACGGACGACCCGGCGTACTCCGACGATGTCCTGGAAGCTGTCATCCAAGAAGCGTGCGACTCGCTCGTCACGGACATCAACCGCCAGAACCCCGGCTACAACACTCGGACCGTCACGCTGACGGCCGACTCGTCGACCTCGCACCTCCACACGTTCGCGACCCAAGCCACGGCTCTCGAGGACTTCGCCCGGTGGCTCGAAGTGCGTTGGACCGACGCCCAAGGGCTGACGCTCCACGAAGTGCGCCTGGACGAGCTCAGAGACGCCGGCCCTGACCACTTCGTCGTTACCGGCATCGACTCCGCGGCGGTGCTGGAGACTTCACCCGACTCCGAAGCCGGCAAGGACGTGTGGATGCGCTACCAGACGTGGCCCGCGCTGCTCACGAGCGATTCGGACGTGCCTGGCGGGATCCCGCTTCGGTTCCACGACGTGATCGCGCTGGAAGCCATCTACGCATTCGCGCTCGGTGGTGAACAGCGCACCCCGCCCGATCTCCGAGACCGCTGGTTCGACCGGCGGGCACAACTCATCAGCCATGTGGGGCAGCGCGGCGTGCAGAACTCGCGCTCCCGCATCTACGCGGACGCGTTCGAATGAAGCTGGTTCGCCCCGTCCTGACCGCCGCGAAGGTCGCGGCCGCTTCGGCTGCCGCCACGGTCGTGCTGCGGGCGTCGGAGAAGGCGAAGGCACGCGCGGATACGGCGATTGACGAGATCGTGGAACGCTGGCGGGAGCGGAAGCGTGAGCAAGCTCCTTGAGCCCCTCGACTACGGTGCGCGCTCTTTCTTTGGTGGCTTCGCCGGCCCGGTGCTGGCGGGGAATGCTCGCTATGCGCCAAGTGATCCGAGGCCCTTGGGCCTGTGGATCTCGAAAGCGGAAATCGACACCCGCCCGATGAGCGGAGACGACTGGACGGACATGCTCGCGACGGCGGATGCGACGTGGCCCGCCGCTGCGATGGACGACCAGGATTCGACGACGAACCTCTACGCACTCTCGGGTGGGCTCGTGTACCTCCGGACCGGCACGGCGTCCTACCGGACGAAGGTCGAGGCGTACTTGCAAGACCTGATCGACGCAGGATATCCGAAGGACAACACCCAAGCACTCGGCTACGCCCGCAACCTTGGGGCGTACGTCTTGGCCGCTGACATGTGCAACATCAGGGTCAACAACCCGACGCTGCACGCCGATTTCTCGGCCTTCGCGGAAGGTGCGCTCACGGAATCCTACGTCGGCGGCGGGATGACCAGTGTCAGGGACGGAGCCTACGCCAGGCCCAACAACATCGGGAATTACTGCCGGTGGACCTGCATCATCACGTACGCCTACATCGGCGACACGGCGGAGCTCGATGGCATCGTGGAGGAGGTCGCGTTCTGGTTGGGTGACAGAACCCGCGGTGGCGCGGAAGCGCTGTGGGGACCGACCGCTTCGCCGGATCTGTCGTGGCACGAAGACCCGGCCGACTCAGCCACGCTGCGTGGGATCGTGGGCCAAGGCGTGACGCGCTTCGGTCACGACTTTGACGGCATCCAGCCGGAGGAGATGCGACGCGACGACTCGTTCTGGAGCGGGACTTTCCCGTCAGACGGCACGACGACGGCTGCAAACCTCGGAGCGAACGCGCCCACAACGTCGATCGTCGGCGAGCGGCTGTACTTCACGGCTGATGGCGTGAATCGCGTTGTCGCCACCCACAACATTGGGACGGGCGACGTGACGTGGACCACGGCCAAGGGCACGATCCCGAATTCGGGCGACCAGTGGACCGTCTATCCGGGCGCCACGACGCTGCGCTACGTGGAGGAGGCGCTCGGACCCGCGCTCGCGACGGTCGAGATCATCCGAAGGCTCGGGTACGGTGATGCGCACCTATGGTCGGACTCGGCCGCGCTCCGTGCCGCAACCCGGCTGAAATACCTTGCGGATAACCACTCGGACAACAACTGGGTGTACTTCGAGGGACCGCACGAAGCCGCCCGCCCGCTGGTGAACTACCTCTACGGCGTCGGCTACCCAGAAGCACGCGTGCGTACCCAACTCAATGGCGGGACGAAAGGCTACGCGTTCACGCACTACACCCACTCGGGACGGAGTGTAGCGTGAACAATCTCCCTGAGCGCCGTGCCCGCCATGACGCGGTGAGGTGGCCGGTGATCGCGGGCCTGACCGCGTCCGTGACTACGGCGCTGACGTTTGGCGCCCTCTCGTTCTTTGGTGGATTCGGCGGGGCGGTGCTCGCACCCGGTCAATCGGGTCCTGGCGACCCTGGTGGTGGCGCGCCCCCGGCAGGAGCCCCGAACGCCCCGACGACCATCGCGACCGTCTACCGTACCCAGGGCGACAGTCTCTGGATCGACCTCGGAACGTACGTAGGGTCTGGCGGTGACGCGCAGGACTCAGCGTACATCCTTGTGGACACGTCGGGCGGCAACTTCTCCGCGCCTCAGTACTTCGGCGACACGCTCGGCGCGATCCAGCGTGACTCGATCGCGGCGGATTCCGGCGCGGTCGTCGACATCGTGACGGGCTACAAGGGCACGTCTGGAGGGTGGTCGGCGCCGGACACCTTGCTCGGTGTCGAGATGACTGTTTCTGGACTGCATCCGAACGAGCCCGCGGGGTTCGTGACCGTGTGGAACAACCCCGGCACGTTCGACTCGCTCCCTCGTCGTGCGGGTGGCGGTCAACCCGGCTGGTTCGACGTGTCGTCTTACGAGGCCAATGCCGAGGTGGTCGCTGACGCTGGCAATCCGACAGGCTCAGGGTTTTCGGTCAAGTTCACACACCGAACGTCGGGTGGTGGATGGGGCGGCAAGCTGAATCGCTTCACGGGACTCGGTAGCAACTTCGGGGGCGTCGGCTACGTCGGTGGTGGTCTGGAGCAACAGTACATCATGTTCCGGCTCTACATCCCCACAGCAGGACTCTCTCCGTGCCAGGGCGAACTCAACGGAATCAAGCTCAATTACTACGGCGTCGAGCCGACGGCGAAGATCGGCGAGGGCGCGAACGAGTTCTATTCCGCGACGTGCTCTGGTGGCGACCTATGGGCGGTCCAGCACGGCGGTCTACCTGGTCCCGATCCGCACCAGTTCTATATCACGGGTGCGGGCTACGCCTTCCCGCCCGCATTCGACACCGAGTGGACGGTCGAATACTGGAGGCAGGCCGAAAGCGCGAACGGCGCCGGCGACGGCGAGTTGCGCATTTGGGTCAACGGCACAGAGGTCAACGACAGCCCGTGGGGTGGCCTGGACTGGAGCGATCCGAACTTCTCCGGGCGCTTGCTCGACGGCTTCGAGATGTACCACTCGCAGTATGCGGCAGACAACGAGCATTACTGGTACCAGCGTGAGCTGTATATCAGCGGCTGCGAGCCGGGGAGCTGCTGAATGGCCTTCATCTCCCGCGAAACGTTCACCGGAGTGCTCGCCTCGTTCGACAACATCATCAACGAGACGCTGACGGTTCCCGGCACCGCCACGGCGATCACGCTCCGCGCCCACCTGAGAACTTCGACGGGACCGGCGGCGCGTGACGATAGCATCCTACCTGCCACGGCCACCGTGGGCGGTGTCGCCGTTGCGGTCAACATCGAGACGCGAAACAGGCTGACGGACGCGGCGACGACTGCGGCGGGGATCTACCACCTGGATGCGACGGAAGTCGGCTCCATGAGCGGTAGCGCCGTTGCGATCGACCTGGGTGCCGACGAGGTCGAGTACATCCTTACCGCGGACTATTGGGACGACGGCGAGGACGTGGTCGCCACGGGATTCTCGTCGGCCACGAACGGTGCGCAGACCACCAGCCTCGCGGGAACGGCGTCCGGCGACGTCGTCCTCGGGGCCACGTCGGAGCGTGCCGATCGCGCTGACCCAACGACCTCCGACACCCAAGACTACGCCACGAACTCGGGCGCCCTGACGAACGCACACGTGAAGGGCCTGGGCACGTCCGAGACTGCGACGGGCGACCCGACCGTTCACGCGACAGGCACTTCCGCCGACATGGGCTGCATGTGCGCGATCGCGATTCGGCCCGCAGCGGCAGGTGGCGGCAGGATCATGGGCGCGCTCGCAGGACCGGGTGGACTAGCAGGACCAGGCGGATTGGCGGGCGACCACGGTGGCCTCGCAGGATAACTCAAGGAACAGGCAATGAGAAAAGTAGCCCTCGGCTCGACGTTCAACCTCAAGTTCAACACCCGCCAGTTCACGACGGGTGCGCCGTTCGCGCTTGCGGGCACGCCGTCGATCTCGATCTACGTAGACGGAAGTCTGACGCAGATCACTGCGGGACTCACGCTCACAGTAGACTACGACAGCAAGACCGGATTCAACAACGTCGCCGTCGTCGCCACCACCGCGAACGGCTACGCAGCCGGTACGCACTACACCGTCGTGATCGAAGCCGGAACGGTCGATAGCGTGTCCGTCGTCGGACAAGAGGTCGGGCAGTTCCAGATCGAGACGGTTGCGGAAGCCGCCCAACGCGCCCTCGGTGAGTCCCTATTCGGCGCGGGCCATGTGCTCGGCGCGTCTGGCTCACACACGGCTACCGCGATTGACCTGACCGGCGTCGTGGATGCCAACACAGCCGACGACGCGCTCAAGGGACTGACGGCGCTCGCGGTAGCCAGCAACGGCAACCAGAATCACGTCCGAATCACCGGCTTCGTGAACTCGACACTCATCGCCACAGTCAACAAGATCGACGACGGTGGCGCGATGGACTTCACGCCCGGGGACGGCACCCTGTTCTTCCTGACCGGGTTCGACGCCACGACTCGTAACGGCTCGCCGCTCGCAATCTCGGGCGCGCAGATGAACTTGGTCGACGCGCCGAACGCCACCGCGGTCACCGCGTTCCAGAACGGGCTCGCGACGGCCACTGCGCTTCAGACGGTGGACGACGAGATCGCGGACGTTGACACCGTGGTGGACGCGATCAAGGCCAAGACGGACTCGCTCACGTTCACGGTGGCCGGCCAGGTCGACGCGAACGTACAGTCGATCAACGATGCGGCGCTGACTGGAGATGGCACCGTCGGCACCGAGTGGGGCCCAGCCTAATGTCATTTCCGGGATCCGCGGGAAGCTGCTGGGATGCCGACACGTGGGCGGCCGACACGTGGGACGAAGACGCGTGGGCGGGAGCCGGCGAGCCCGGCGGCGGCGCACCCGGCCAGGAAGGCGAACTCGACGCGTCGGACCGCCTTGTCCGCACGTCGGGGGCCATCACGCACATCCGGCGCGCCTCGTTCGTTCTCGCGTTTCTCTTGCTAGGAGTACTGTAGATGTCCATCGGAACCGCACCCCTGTTGAGGGGCAAGGCCACGCAATCGGCTGCGGCCGACAACGCTACAGCGACGGCCACGGTAGCCGCGGTCGCCAATCAGAAGCACCTCGTGCTCGGCGTCGAGGCGCACTACGACGCGGCGGTCAGCACGTTCCAGACCGTGACGATCAAGCACGGCTCGACCACGTGGATCACGCACCGTTGGGACTTCAGCAACGGGCCGTTCATCATGAACTACCCGGTCGCGCTGCTGGGTAGCAACAACGAGGCGGTGAGCGCGGAGCTCCAGGCGTCCGGAGCCGGCGGCACGGACGGCTACGTGATCCTCTACACGGCGCTCGACTAGGGAACCCCGATGCGTCTCGCTGTCCGCCCCCGCGTCGTAGCTGGCTGGGTCCACGGCATCGCCGAGGACGCCGAGCCCGGCACGCTCGCGCCCGGCACTCTGGCCGAGGGCGAGAACCTCGTACCGACGCCGGCGGGCAGGCTCCGCACTCGAGGCGGCTCGAGGATCGTGCAGAGCCTGACGGACGACAACGCGGGCGACCCGGTCGACCACGTGTGCGCGCTCGCGCCGTTCACCAACGTGGGTGCGCTCGCGATCGGCTGGAGCGACGCCGAGGACAAGCATTACGCGTACCGCCTCACGGTCGACATGGACTTCGCGACCGGCTCGGAGGCCACGTCACGCCACGACCTGACCGCCTCACCTTCGACTTCCTGGGACAACGCTTCGACCCCTGCCAGGCCCGTCATGGCCGAGGTATTCGAGAAGCTGTACATCGCCGACGCGACCGCGACCTACGCGTCCCGTAACGAGATGCTCGCGATCGACTCGGCGGGCACAATCACGCGCCGCACGTTCGTGTTCGGCGCCGGCGCGGCGGCCGCGCCTCTGCCCTACTGCGTCGAGGAGTACAACGGCGTCCTGTTCGCTGCCGGCTACGGCACGGAGGACTCAGGCGACGGTGACCGGCCCGAGTACCTCCGGCATTCGTTTCTCGGTCGGAGCCCGGACGCGGCCGACGGGTTCGATATCGACGCGTGGGCGATCATCGGGGCGAAGGGCCAACGGGTAAGTGCCCTGAGGAAGGGCGGGCCGTATCTGCTGGTCGCGAAGTCGGACGACCTGTACCGGGTCAGCGGGTTCGGGCGCGCCTACGCGGGCTGGCAGTACCAGATCACGCGCGTGACGAACACGAAGGGGCTCGGCATCACGAACCCGAACGCGCTGACGTTCGCCGAAGGCTACTGGTGGGGCATCTCTGCCCAGGGTCCGATCAGGACCGACGGGTTCCACGTCGAGCTGCTGGTGGGCGCGCGCCTACGCTCGTGGATGAGCATCGACCAGACGGAGTCCGCGTGGGTCAGCTATCACCCTCAGCGTCGGCTCATGCTGTTCGGGCTGCACCCGGTCGAGGCCGCAGCCGGCCGCTCCGACACCTACCCGTGGACGGTGTGGGCGTGGGACCTGACGAGGGACGTGTGGCAGCCGGAGCACAGGTACGGCGCCGATCTGTTCTTTGCCTCGCCCGTGACCCCTGTCAGTCTCGGGTCCGGCGGAGGTGGAGGAGGGGGCAGCGGACCGACCGCGCCCGCCGCTCCGCCCTCGACCCCCGTCACGAGTCTGGAGACGACGACCGGCTATACCGCGTCCTGGACGAACGGCGACGCGACGTGCGAGACGGAGTTCTGGGAGAAGAAGGGCACGGGCGGTACGTGGACGCTCGTCACGGTGCTGGCTGCAGCCGTGGCCACACTCGCCCGCACCGGCCGCACGAATCACGAATCCTACTATTGGCGCGTCCGGCACCGTAAGGGCGGCGTGACGAGCTCCTACACGGCTGAGACGATCGCGCAGACGCTGATCGCGGCGCCAGGCTGTTCGGCTGCGCAGGACGGCCCCGGCCCGCTTATCGAGGTCACGGTGGCGCAGAACGCGCCCGGCACGTCGATCTCGATCGAGCGCCAGGTTGACGGCGGCGGCTACTCGGTCTGGCAGACCACCGGCAGCTCGGGCAGCATCTACGACACGAACCGTGCGTGCGGGCAGGTGCTCAACTACCGGGCACGTAGCATCGACGTCGCATGGCCGAACCCGAACAGCACCTACTCGGCTACCTCGACGGTCGATCTCACCTCCGGCTGTTCGGACGAGATATGAGCGTACCGATCTACGGCTGTCTGGCGCACGGTGGTGACATCATCACGCTCGACGATGAGGAGGTCACCAAGGACCTGACGACCGAGGCGGGAGTCGGCGGCAACGACTACACGCCGCGCATCCTCGCCAGCCCGTTCGAGTGGAGCGAGGGGGGCGAGTACGCGAAGCTCCGGCGGGTCGTCCAGGCCGTGTACGTCAACGGCGCGTGCGACGTGGCGATCACGCCCTACCGTGACGGTCAGGAGACCGGGCAGACGATCTCACGCTCACTCGTGGCGGGCGACAACGTGCTGGTCGATGCTCCGCTGTCGTCGGTCGGCACGACGCACCAGGTGCTGATCGAGCTGTCGAACTTTGATTCAGCGGTCGAGCTCGGGAAGTCTCGGCAGTGGCTCATCCCCAGGAGATCGAACCGATGAGAACCGAGCCCGTCGCCAACTTCGACGTTGGCCAGCCGCCCGGCCCGCTCCAGCTCGTCACCGACCTGCTGCATTCGCTGTTCGGCAAGGTCACGAGCCTGGCGATTCTGACGCTGCTGTCCGAACAGGCAGGCGTCACGGTTACAAACGCGGCGACCGGCGCCGGTACCGCGCTCACGACGACCCGGACGACCGTCGATTTTCAGGACGCGGGCGTCGACTCCGTGCGGCTCATCGTGAGAGGCGAGAACTCCGCGGCGGGTGACGTGACCGTGCAGGCGTACAACGTGACGACCTCCATCGCCATCGCTACAGCGACCGTCACGGACGCGACCGAACAGACGGCCGATTCGGGCTGGGCCGTGCTGGCCCCGAACGGTGGGGATGAGGAGATCGAGATCCGCGTGGTCGGTGACGGTGCGTTCGATCCGATCCTCTACTCCGCTCACCTACAGATGCGCACCGTGCAGGCGAGATCATGAGCATATACACGTGGCCTCCTCCGGGCCAGGACGAGGGTAGCATCACCGGCGTCAGGCTGGCCGATCAGATCCGGGCGCGCGTCGGGTCCCAGCTCGACGGCTACAACTTCGACACCGCGAAGGACGCGGCACTCGCGGAGCTGCTCGGGAGCGCGTCGGAAGTATTCGACGTCCGGGCGTTCGGTGCAAAAGGCGACGACTCAGCAGATGAGATTGTCGCCCTAGATGCCGCTGTAGCCGCTGCTGTTGACGTCAACCCCCTGCCCGACTCGGAGGGCTCTGTCGTCTTAGTCCCTGCAGGTAACTACCGGATATCCCGCGATTGGATCATCCCGGAGGGCGTCAAGGTCGTTGGTGCAGGCCAAACAGCCACCCGCATCCGCAGGCACGCGAGCGCGGTCATCACGGATGCCATGGTCGTGCTCAACGGCGACCCTGACGTTTTCGCGACGGCGTTGCGGTTCCTACATATGCAGATCCATTGCATAGGTGCTGCGCCGGGCTTGCTGGCGAACGGGCTCAACGAAGGGTGTATGATCGACGGCATCCACGTGCTCGCCCCTCAGACGTTCGGCATCAAGATCCGGCCGTCCACGCTACCGGCCACGCACATCACCCAGAACGTGTTCTTCGGCCAGATGCGCGTCACGTCTCCGGCCGCCGACACCGACGCCATCGTACTCAATAGTGTGCGTAGATGCACGTTCGGCGCGATCTCCGTAGACACCGGAGCGACACCGGGCTTTGAGCACGGCATCAGGACCGAGGGGAGTCAATGTTCTGACAATCTGTTCCTCCGCACTCACCTTGAGGATTGCATGCGCCCGATCCTCATGGGAGAGGATTCGCCAGACCAGAACAACCGCTTTATCGGCTTGCACGTCACCAATCCGGTAGAACCTCCCGTCTCACAGACCTACGGCGGTTTGACTGGTACGATGGCCGTTGTCCAAAGCCGGTCGGCGGGGACGCAGGTGGTCCGTAACACGATCGAGCAATTCAGCGTCAACTACGATTACGATTACGATTTCGTGGACGCTGAAGACGGGTTCAACGTGCCGAGTACGGGCGCCATTGAACGGCGGCACACCAAGATCGAGGTGCGCTTCGACGAGAACGGGAACAGGCTACGGGAGTGGGATTCTCGGGTGGCTCTGCCGGCCTACGAGACGGCGTCACTTCCGGCTGCGGATGCGGTCGAGGATCAAAGTATCTGCATCGAAGACGCGGGTGCGAGTGGTGCGAAGCTCGCGATCTACGTGGGTGCCGCCCGGTACCAGATTCCGGCCGTTGTCGGAAACGGCGTCGCCACGCTCCTCAACGGCAACACGACCATCGTCGTCACCCACGGGCTCGGGGTCACGCCAGACATCCAAGACATCTCCGTCACCCCGATCGAGGCATGGGGCGCCATGACACAGTTCTGGATCAGCACCCCAACCTCCACGCAGTTCACGATCAACGTCGACCAAGACCCCGGCCAGGACGTCGACTTCGCCTGGACCGCCTCCGTTCAGTAGGGAGACTGAGATGGCCAACGCCTTCGGATACATGCCCCCCGGCCAGGCCGGCACGCCCGACCCGCGCATGGTCGGTCAGATGCTCATGCAGCCCCGCCAGCCCGAGGGCCAGGCGCAGCCACAGATGCCGATGCCGGTGATGGACGATCCCGGCAACCACCACGAGTTCCCCGCCCACACGCCCGAGGAACAGATGCGCAGGGACGGCGCCAAGCTCATGGGCGGCGGTGGAGCCGACGCGCTCAGCGCGGCCGTAGGTGAGGCCCTGACGAGAGCCGGCGGCGGGCACCGCGGCAACCAGAACCCGCACAAGCAGCGCGCTCACCACATCGCCCAGCTTCAGCACCTAGGGCTGTCCGAGGTGGAGGCGATGTTGCTCGGGGAGACACTCTAAGATGGCTATTCAGCGCACCCCCACCTACGATCCGTTCCGGGACGTCGAGCGCGCGCAGGACTTCTCACGCGAAGGCGTCAAGGCGTTCGGCGAGATGCTGCGTCCGGACCTGCTCAAAGACATCGGCGCCACGCTCGGCGGGCTGAACGAGATCGGCGCGCTCCGCTCCGGCGGCACCAAGGTGGCCTTGGACGACCTGTCCAGGAGCTACACGGACCGGATCGGGCAGTTCGCGAGCCTGTCGACCCAGAACGCGCTCGGCCAAGGGCTCCAGGGCGGCGAACTTCGGGCGCAGGACCGCGACCAGCGGTTCAGGGAGGACGAGGCGAAGCGCGAGCGCAAGAATCGGCTCATGAGCGCGATCGGTTCCGTGGTGGGTGCCGGGGTAGGGTTCGCGGTCGGTGGCGTCCCTGGGGCCGCTGTGGGCGCTGGAGTGGGCGGGTAATGGCTACCGCCGGCTTCCTTGAGGGCCTCGTCGGCGGGGCGCTCACGGGTGCGGACTTCCGGCGCCGTCGCGATCTCGACCGCACGGCCTCGACCGACCGTCAACGCCGCATCGAGCAGGAAGACGCGGACCGCCGAGCGCTCACCGAGGCGCGCAGTCGCCAGACGGCACTACAGGACCTCACGCTCGCCAAGGAGCACGGCCTGGCGTTCGGCCCCCAGCCGAGGATGAGCGTCGAGGACCTACGCACGGGCGTGGGCGAGTCGCTCAGGACGTTCGACCAGTTGGCTGAACCCGGCGCGAGGGAGCAATTCGTGGAGCGCGAGGAACGCGGTGACATCGTGCCGCCCGGCTTCCACCGCGTAGGCCCGTCGTCCGAGGAACGCGCGATCACCGCCTCCGACCAGGCGCGCCAGCTCCGCGTGGCGACCGGCCAGCGCATCGCCTCCGACTTCGGCATCCCGGCTTCCGGGGAGAGCATCGTGGGCGCTGCCGACATGGACGTGCTGGACGAGTTGCTGGCGCGGTACGACACGCCCGAGGGCCGCTACAGCATCAACGTGGACGGCATCAGCGCAAAGTTCGGCACCGAGGCCGAAGCGACCGCGGCGCGTGGCCGGCTCACCCAGCCCGAGGCGCCCAAGCCGCCCGATCCCGGCAGGGAGTTCGACCAGGCCAACGCGCTCGCCGACGACTTCTGGAGGGAGGCACAGATCCCGGTCGACGTGGCGTCTGCCGTCACGAGGGCGCGGGCGGCTGGCGACACTCCGATCGGCGATCAGACGAAGATCATCGCGCTGAACAAGCTTCTCGACCCGGGCTCGATCGTGCGCGAGGGCGAGTTCAACCGCGTTGGCCAGGCGGGCGGGCTCTCCGTGCGGGCTCAATTCTACTACGAGCAGATGAAGGACGGGCGGCTGCCATCCACCCTACGTGATGCGTTGAACGAAGAAATCGAGGCCCAGGCGAGGGTGGCAGCCGAGGCGTTTGGCCCCACGATGGCAAGGTATCGCCAGCGCGCCGAGGCGTTCGGTCTTGATCCCAGCCAGATCGTGTTCGACCCGTTCGCCGGCGACGCCGACACCGGCGCGGGCAACTTCTCGCCCGACAACCCCTTCGCGCCGAGACGCTGATGGACCCCGAACTCCAACGCCAGGCCGCAGAGATGTGGGAGAAGTTCGTCGCGGGCGGCACCGACAGGGCCGAGGCGACGCGGCGGGTGGAGTCGTGGCTTGCGGCTCCCGTGAGCGACGGGGGCGGTGATCGGCCCGGCGTTGTGGGCGGCACGCTGCGTTCGGCAGCCCAAGGCGCCACGCTCGGACTGAGCGACGAGATTCGGGGCCTCGCGCAGGGAGTTGGCGCCGGGGTGGTGCCCGGTGGGCGCTCATTCGGAGAAGGGTACCGTGAGGGCGCGGAAGCTGAACGCGGCGCGCTCAGCGACTTTGGCGAGGACCATCCGGTCTTGCGTGCGGGTGCAGACCTCGCGGGCGGCCTCGGCGCCGCACTCGCCACAGGCGGAATCGGACTCGGCGTCAGGGGCGCGGCGACCGGCGCCAGGGGTGTGGCGACCGCCGGCAGGCTCGCCAGGGTGGGCTCGATAGAGGGTGCTGTCATCGGGGGCGTGGAGGGAGCGGCCAGGGCCGAGGGTGGGCCAGGCTCGCGCCTCGCGGCTGGTGCCGGTGGTGCGGTTGCCGGTGGAGCGTTCGGCGCGGCGGCGGGAGCACTGACTCCGGTGCTCAGCCGGGCGGGCGCGACCGCTACGGGTGCCGTCGTGGGAGGCGCGGGCACCTACCTCGCCGGTGGTGGGGACAAGTCGGACGCGCTGATCGGTGCAGGCGCTGGAGCAGGCGCCGGCCGCATCGGTGGCAGGCTCGGGGCCAGGCTCGCGCGCATCGTCGGCGAGGCCGGACCGGCGACCGCCGGGGAGCGCGCGTCGGTGGCGGCAGGCCGCTCGCTCGCCCGTGAAGGCGTGAGCCCGGAGCAACTCACGCGCGTGGCCGCAGAAGCGCCCGACGTGAACCTCCTGGGGCTCACCGGACGCACCGGAGCGGAAAGCTCCGTGCAGCGGCTCGCTCGTGGCGCGCAGTCCATCCCGAGTCGTGGGTCCTCGGAAATGTCGTCCTTCCTCCGGCGCGAGTCGGACGAGGCGCCGGGCCGCATCCGCGAAGCGCTGCAACGCGATACCGGGCTCAAGTTCGAGAACGTCCACGAGACGCTGGACGCGGCCGCCTCCCGCCAACGCGCGCAGGCGAGGCCCCTATACGAGGAAGCCTACACTCAGTCCGTGCCCGTCTCGGACAACATCGCCGACGCGCTGTCTAACGACCAGTTCCGGAGCGCGTATGAGCGGGGCCGTCGGATCGCCCGCCTCGAGGGCGTGGACGTGCCCGCGCTTCCCGACCTTGCCGGACTCTCTGAGGCAGGCGCGGATCTCAGCAAGATCGAGGGGATGCCCGACATCCCGGTCCAGGCGATCGACTACATGAAGCGCGGCCTCGACGATCTGATTGAGTCTGGGTTTCGGTCAGGCTCGATCGCGCGCGCCGAGGCGAGGGCGCTCCGGGGGCGGCTCCGTTCCGTGCTCGAGGAAGTGGACGAGGCGGTACCGTCGTTCGGCCAAGCCCGTGCCGCGTGGGCTGGTGAGCAGGCGGCACGTGATGCGATGGAAGCGGCTGTCAGTGGTAGCCGGGAGCTCGGGTTGAAGAAGTTCGTCAACGAGGCGCCCGAGGCCATCGAGCGAGCCATGAAGGCGATGACGCCCTCCGAGCGCGAGTTCTACCGCCGGGGCGCGCTCGACTCCATCCGCGACATGCTCGCCCGGCGCCAAGACACCCGCGCGGACCTCTCCCGGTTGCTGATCGGGCGGGGTGGCGGCGACGTGGTGGAGTCGGACCTCCGTAAGCGGCTCCGGCTCCTGTTCGACACGGACGCCGACATGCAGAACTTCGTGCGCTCGATGCTGGACGAGCGCGGCCGTGCGTCGGCGTCGGGCTTTATCCTCGGCGGCTCCCCCACGCAGCGCATCGCGGCCGAACAGGCCGACCTCGCCGGAACGGTCGCCACCCCCGACCTCGACATCAAGCGCATGGGCGCCGAGCTGCTACGCCGTCGTGTGGGCGAGCACATGATGGGACTCACCGAAGGGGCGGTGGACGAGTTGGCGCCGAGGCTCACGGGGCCGCTGTCCGACGTTGCCCCGCAGATCCTACGCGACCTCGAACAGTATCAGCGGCGGCTTGCTACCCGGAGCGCTCTCGCCGGACGGGTCGGGGCTGCTCAGTTCGGCGCGCTCGTAGGCGGCTCCGTAGCAGCCGATGACCGAGCCAGGCAGCGATGAGGATGGCGCCAGCGACGAGGATGGCGGGCTCTCCGTCCTCGATGACGATGGTTGCGCCCCACGCGAGAAAGATCGCCGCCACGAACCACTTCGCGCCCTCCTGCACCCTCGCGGCCGCAGCCGGCGGAAGCGCTCGCATGACCGCTAGCCCCACGATGACGGCGCCAGCGCTCAGGGCTCCGATGACTTTATCGTCCATCCCCCAAGCTACCTCCCCCGCGACCGATCGCAAGCACAATATGAGCGAGAACTTGTTCTCGTGAGAGTCCCCGCCGTGGATCTCGTCGAGCCGCCGGAGCTCCGCAAGGCGCGGCAGTGGTGGGAGATCGTCACGCTGTGCGCGGACATAGAGCAAGCAGCCAAGAAGTTCTTGCGCCCCAAGGAGGATCGAGTCGATGACCGGGCCGAATCCGATGCCAAACACTGATCCGTCTGAAGAGCTCGGACGGTTGGCGCTCGCGGAGCTCCGTGAGCTCCGAAAGTTGCTCGTCGGCAACGGATCTATTGGGCTGTTCGAGCAGGTGCGGAACAACGACGACGAGATCAAGCGGATTTGGAAGGCATTCGCCAAGCTCTCGAAGGCGATCGACAAGAGAGACGGCCGGGCCAAAGATGGCAGGACAGAGGAGCTGCGATTCTTGGGGGTCCGCTTGCAGGTGATCGGTAATATCGTGATCGCTATCGTGGCGGTCATGGGCGTGGCGCTGGACGTTTTCTTCTAGGAGGGAGCATGGCTGATACTCGGTACTGGTGGTGGTCCCTGACGGACATCCTGCCGATGCTGTGGATGCTCGTCGTGGCGTCGGTCGAGGTCGGGCCGCGGAACGTGTTCCTGGAGTTCCACGAGCACGACGCGGGCAAGGAGCTCAAGGTCGCGACCGTCGTCGACGGCAAGCGCGAGGTCTGCGGCGAGTATAATTTCGGGCATACTTGCCCACCGAATTGCCCCTGATGTACGAGGTCGCGCACTGGCTCCCGCTCGCTCCGGCCGGCGTACTCGTCGTCCGGCGGACCACCTACCACTGGCTGGTCGCGGCAGCGTTCGCGACGGCGTTCGTTCACGAGAGCTACGCGATCGTGACGGGCGGCTCGTGGGAGGGCGTCGCGGTCTGGACGCTCGCTCAGTTCGGCTTGCTGCTGCTGGCGTTCGGCGGTCCGGTGGTCATGCTCGCCTACGTGGTGGCTGCATGGGGGCTCTGGCTCGCCGGCCCGGAGGTGCTAGCGGCGCTCGGCTCGATCATCGTGTTGCTGCTCGCGAAGAATCATCGGCTCGCGTGGTCCATGTTCGTCTACTGCGGCTTCGGCACGCTCGCATATCTGGCGATGGCGGCCGAGTGGCAGGGCGTGTTTATGCCATGGTGGTGGGCCTACCAGAGCGCACGTCTCGCCGCCTTCGGGCTGTTCGCCCGTGCCGCATGGAGGGCCAATGCGTGAAATCCAGGTGTACGGCGCCTCGCTGCTAGCCCTCGGGATCTCGACGTCGGTCGGCGCGATCCAGACGCTGCTCACGCCCGACGAGACGTGGATCCCGCTCGGGGTGCTCGTCGGTATGCTCGGGCTGGCGATCGTCGTGACGGTCAAGGTGATGCGGCTCCTGGCGCGGTTCGACGCCCTCTCCGAGGACGTAGTGGACGTCGTACAGCGACAGCGGCGGATCATGACCGAGCTACACATGCGCTTCAAGGAGGACCAGTGAGCAAGGCGACCGTAGTCGACATCCGGTCCGACGACGAGGATCTGCACCCGCAGGCGATCATCCGTGAGGAGGTCGCGATCGAGGACGCGCGGACGAAGCGACTCCGTGCGTGGGCTGGCGCGCTAGGCGTGGTGCTATCGGGACTCGCGTTCGTCGTCGCGCTCTACCGGGACAACACGCTCGTCTTGGTGGGCTCGCTACTCGGCGTGCTCGTGTCGGGCAACGTCATTCCGTACACGGTGGTGCGCGACGTGATCGTGCTCCGGTTCAGGGGCGGCGCATGACGACGTTCTCCGACTCCGCGTGGAAGGACATGCACCCGGCGATGTGGGCGGCCCGCGTGGAGGCGCGGCTGCTCGTGCGCGAGATGTTCGACGAGGATCTCGTCATCACGTCGGCCCGTCGCCCACCGACACCTGGCGGCTCGTCCAAGCACGGGACCGGCGAGGCCATGGACATCCGCTCGCGCGAGTGGCCGCCCACCGAACAGCGCGCGTTCGCGACCGAGCTCGGCAATCGGCTCGGTGAGGACTTCGACGTGATCGTCGAGGGACCGGCGTCGCTCGATACACGGTACCAGCAGCGGGTTGCGCACGTGCACGTCGAGATTGATCCCCGCGGCCGGCACCTGACGGGGTAGCACAATGAACCTGCTTCCAGGGAAGGCACGATGAGACGATACATGCTGTGGGCGCTGGCCCTGGTGGTGCTGGCGGCGCCAGTAGAGGCCCAGGTGACGGTAGACTCCGTGCGTGCCGAGGCGGTGCGCTCGCGGGCGTTCATCCGGGCAGCGGAGACGCAGCTCTCAAAGGTGCTCGCCCTGCTCGACAGCCTGACGGTCGGGCCAGTCAGCGACCCCGAGGACCCCGCGCCGGATCCTACGCCGGATCCCATACCAGACCCGGATCCGGACCCGCCGCCGCCCCCGTCCGCTCTGCACCCGAACGAGCCCACGGGGCTCACACCCATCTACGACAACCCCGGCACGTGCCTGCTCAACCCGTCGACCGCCGTCTGGAACACGAACAGCTACAACGGCGTCTCGCGCATCGTGGCCGATCCGGGCAATCCCACCGGCTCAGGTCAGGCAATCGAGGTCCAGCACCCGGCAGGACGTGGTGGTGGCGCCGCGAAGCTCGAACGCTGGTCGGACCTCGGCTCGACCCACTGCGGTCAGGGCTACGCGGGTGGTGGACTCCGCGAGATGTACGTATCGCATCGGCGCTTCTTCCCCGCGGGCCAACCGGGGTGCGATAGCGGCATCGCCAACGGCTTCAAGTTCTTCTACTTTGGGATGCACCGGGACGCGAAGATCGGCAGCGGCGCGAACGAGATCTACATGACCGGCTGCGTCAACGAGGGGCTCGTCAAGCAGCTCGGCGGTGGTGGCACCACCAATGACTATTTCTTCGATTTGCGCTACCCGCCCGCGTCGGGTGAGACGTGGCACCTGGAGATGTACCTGACCGCGGAGAGCGCGAACGGCCGCGGTGACGGCGAGGCACGCGTCTACGTGGATGGCTCGCTCGTGCGGCATCTGACAGGCGTCGCGTGGAGCGACCCGACTAGGCCCGGCGTCCTGTTCGACGGCATGGAGATGTACCACACGCAGTTCCCGCTTCCCGCTGGTGCTCACCACTGGCTCGAACGCGAGTGGTACGTGAGCGGCCGATGAGTGCCCGAGATCAGGACCACCGCACGTTGCCGCCCGTGATGAGCAGGGCCGCGACGGCGAGCAGGAATAGCACCATCACGATGGCCGCGATCGTCAGATCGGCGAGCACGATCTTGGGGTGGCGGCCGGTCTTCTTGCGGTTGCTCACGGCTTCCTCGCGATCGTCACCACGCTCGGCGTGACTGGGAGCCCGAGGGTGCACGCGACCCGACCCGCGAGCGTGGCGAGGCGTGAGCCCGTGCCCACCGGCGACGGCAGCGTGCGGACCCCGGTGAACCCGACCTCGGCCAGACGCGCCTCGAGGTACTCGCGCGTGAACACATACAGGTGTTCGGGGTTGAAGCCACGGAGCCGAGTCGAAAGCGGGTGCTGCTTCCCGCCCGCATGGCGGATCGTGTCCGTCCGGTTGGGGCCGCGGATGATGAGCGAGCCGCCGGGTCGGACGATGCCCGAGAGCGTCTCCCACACCTGCCCGATGTTCGGCTCATAGTAGAGCACGTCGGAGCAGATCACGGCGTCGTACTGCGGTAGCCAACGCAGGCCCGCGACCGATACCGGCAGCGCGTGGAGGCCGCACGTTCTGGCCTTTCGGCACGCATCTTCGGACACGTCGGTCACGGTCAGGTCGACGTCGGGTCGGATGTTCCAGATCATGAGCGCCAGATGCCCCATCGCGCCACCGACGTCGAGCACGGATCCACCAGGGGGCGTGCGCTGACTCACGAGCCGCGCGAGGTGGTCGAAGACGGGCCTTCGTGCCCGGAAGTAGCCGTCGTCCTTGTACGCCCGCTCGAAGTGGGCGCGGACCGTCTCAGCGTTCAGCCGGAGGTCCGAATACCAGAGCCCGCATAAGCACTCCATGAGCCGCCCGAGGTGCGAGTAGTGGACGTATTGGCCGATCACGCGCTCGGGCTCCTGTCCGCATCCTGGACACGTTGTCAGGTGCTCGCCCTCGACCTCACGTAGGCCAAGCTCGGCGACCCGATCGAGCCAGCGGGTATCGCGAAAGCCCTGGCGCGGCAGAAACGCCGTCTTTCGTACCACGGTCATCGGCATGTGCATGGTCAATCTCCGGCCGGGGGGAGTAAGGCTTCGATGCGGTCAGCGATGGATCTGTGGCGTTCGGCGGCGACCGGGTTGGCGTGAGGCTCGGTCGGGTCACGGTCCAGTGTCACGTTCGCGATGGCGCGCAGGCTTTCCACGTCCTCCATCGTGAACCGCTGTCTGCGGGCCACCCAGCGCATCGCGTACTCCACTTCTCGTGAGATCGACAGCTCCCCGCGCTCGCGTCTGGCGATCGTGTTCCGGGCGACGCCGAGCCTCTCGGCCGCCTCGGCCTGGGTGCCTATCGTCTCACGCAGGGCGCGGTACTCGGAGCCGTCCATCGCGGACTGCACGCGGGTCATAGCACCCCACCGCTTCCAAGGATCTGCTTCACCTTCGCAGCCGTCTCACTATCCAGTTCGTTCCGCAATCGCTCTCTCACCCTGAAGGCGTTGGCGAGGGGAGGGAGGTGTTCGGGGCCGTTGAGTTGCTGCCAGTAGCCGCTCCCGTCCCCTCGCCACATCGTGCCGTCGTCGCAGAGCGCGACAATTTCAACGTGTGGAGTGCTCATATTGTCCATGCCCGGCACCACCATCGGGGCTATCTGGATGATCTTTCGCTCTCGGAAATCGTCGCTCATTGCCCCTCATCCCTTCCGGTGGTGGCTCCATCGGCTGCCTATACGTATGGTATACAAGGAGCAAGGGATACGTCAAGTATCATCGGGGACGGTTGAGCTTGCCCCCACCCCCTCTCCCACCGTAGATTCCGGTCGCTTCATCGGGTGCAAGCGAGGGTGCCACAAGGACCTGCCTCCCCTCCTAAGGTTGGTGGGCCTGCCACACGGGAAGGTCTCGGCGAAAGCCGGGGCCTTTCTGGTATCCGGGGGTCAGGTATCAGGCTGGCGGTCCGCACCCCCAGGGTGACATCGTAGGAGAGACATCGGGGGGTGTGATGCCTGCGGCCCAGGAGCCCCCATGTCCGCCGACCCGACGATCAAGGCCCGCTACGTGCTCGACCGATGTACGCCACCGGAGATCCGGGAGGAGCTGGAGCGGAGGCTTGGGGCCAGGGAGGGCGACTCGATCGCTCTCTGGTCGGATGGGGTGGTGACGCTGGTTCGCATGGCGTCCGATGATGACGCGCGGGCGGTGCTGCCTACCCTTCGCCGCGAGCGATCCCGTGGGCCAGGTCGGTCCGGGGATCACCTTTGGCTGGTGGACTGAGCACCCGGTCGACGATGTCGGCGATCTGCTCAATAGCCTCCCGGTAGACCCCGGCCTCGCCGTACAGCAGGTAGTGGACGGGCACCCCTAAGGCCTCGGAAAGCTTCATCAGGTTCGCCGAGGTCGGGGCTCGGTTCTCGCGCTCCCACTCGCCCACGGTGAGCACCGCCACGCTGACCTTCTCGGCCAGCTCCTCCTGGGTCCAATCGCGCTGCTTTCGCAGCCGACGGACGCGGGGGCCCATAGTTTCTATGGGCGCAACCCATTGTGCGGCATAGGTTTCCATTGTATCCCACCGAAAGCTATTGCGCTGAGGTCCGCTATACCATAGAATCACATGGTCGCGCACCGCGATACACCGCGTGCCACTCAAAGACACCAAGCCAAGAGTAGCCAATGACCGAGTCCCAAGGCAATGACGATCTTTGGGGATACGAGGATGTCGCCGCGTACTTAGGCGTCTCGTGGAAGACCGTCCGGAAGTGGGCGCAGGAGCGCCGCATCCCCATCGTGAAGGTCGGAGCGCTGAATCGCTTCCGCCCCAGCGACATCCGGGCATGGGTCGCGAGCAACGCCCACCCGGTCACCGATGGCCCTGACGAGGTGGCGTGATGAGGCGGTCCTACCGATACAAGGCCAGGCTGACGGCGTGCGCAGCACGCCGGGCGGATCGCCAGCTGCACATCCTCCGAGACCTCTACAATGCGGCCCTCGAGGAGCGGCGCGACCACTGGAAGCGAGGCGAGCGGGTCAACTTTGTGACCCAATGCCGCCAGCTCACCGAGATCCGCGCGGCCGATCCCGAGTATGGCGCCCTCGATCGTCACGCGACCGAGTGGACGCTTAGCCGGTTGGAGCGCGCGTTCCAGGCGTTCTTTCGGCGCGTCAAGAACGGCGAACGGCCCGGCTACCCACGCTTCAAGGGCCGCGACAGGTTCAGTTCGATCACGTTCCGCCAGAGAGGTTGGAAGCTCGACGGTCGCCACCTGACCCTGCGTGGCATCGGCCGGATCAAGCTGCACCTGTCACGCCCGATCGAGGGCACCGCGAAGACGGTCACGCTCAAGCGGGACCGGTGCGGCGACTGGTGGGTGACGTTCTCCTGCGAGGGTGTCCCCGCACGCCCGCTGGCCGACACCGGCCGAGCGATCGGCGTCGACCTTGGCCTCACCTCGTTCCTCGCGACCTCGGACGGCGAGACGGTCGACAACCCGCGCCACCTTCGGACCGCCGCAGCGGATCTCCGTCGCGCGCAGCGCCGGGTGAGCCGCAGGAAGCGAGGCGGGAACCGACGCCGGAAGGCGGTCCGCGTTCTCGCCCGGAAGCACCGGGCCGTGCAGGACGCGCGACGCGACTTCCACTTCAAGACCGCGGTGGACCTCGTTCAGCGGTACGACACGATCGCTGTCGAAGACCTGAACATCCGCGGCCTCGCCCGCACCCGACTCGCCAAGAGCGTGTCGGACGCCGGTTGGGGCCAGTTCCTCCACGCACTCCGAACCAAGGCTGAAAGCGCCGGGCGGGAAGTGATCGCGGTGGACCCTCGCGGAACGTCTCAGGAATGCAGCGGCTGTGGCAGCGTCTCCCCCAAGAGTCTGGGCGTCCGGGTGCATCGCTGCACCTGCGGGCTCGAGCTCGATCGGGACGTGAACGCCGCGCGCAACATCCTCGCTCGGGCAGAGCGATCGGGGAGCGGAGGGCAGAAGAATGCCGCCGCATAGATCCGAGAACCGGCACGCCGGATGCCAAACATCCGCCCCGGCGAGTCCCCCCGTCCTCTACCTCCCGAAGCCCGAGACCGAGGAATACGCATCGGCCAAGAGCCGCCAGCACACGACGCTCGCGATGCTCGACTATCTCAACGAGCTCGCGGTGATCCTGCTGTGTGGGGTGGCGACATGGTGAGCGGGTTCAACCGGAGTCCGTGGACGGTCCGGTACGACCACGAGAACGAGAGCAAGGCCATACGCGTGCAGGACGAGAGCGGTCGCGCAGTGGCGTTCCCGGCATGGACGGACTTCGAAAATGCTGAGATCGCCTCCAACGCCCGCCTGATCGCCTCCGCTCCGGACATGTACGAGGCGCTGTCGTCGATCGAGAACGACGCGGGCCAGGTACCGGCGTGGCTGTGGGACAAGATCAGCGCCGCCATCGCGAAGGCCGAAGGCACGGAGGCTCCCACATGATGACCGGACAATTCACTCCGGGCCCGTGGTACGTCGAGCACACCGCGACGTGCGGGCTCCGCGTCGTGCACGGCGAGGCAAACGAGGACGGGTTCCGCGACGACATCACCCCCGGCGCGTTCAACCCCACGGAACGGGGAAGGGCGAACGCTGCCCTGATTGCCGCGGCTCCCGCTCTGTACGAGGCGCTAAAGGCAGTCGAGTGGGGTGGGCTGGCCGACATGGTGCAGGGCGGATACGAAGCCGCCTGCCCCTACTGCGAAGTCACGAACGCACACGGCGCCCACTTCCCCGCCTGCAAGGTGGCCGCTGCTCTGTCCGCTGCCAGGCCCGCACCCACGGATGGTGACAAGTGAGCCGCTACGACTACGAACGCTCGATGGAGCTAACTGCCGTCCCGTTCCATGCGCTCATCATGGCAGCAATGCGAAAGGCAGACGACCGGAACGCCGTGAAGCTACGCGCGGCATGGCCGGAAGTGTGGGACGAACTGTATGCCCGGTATTGGGCGCCCGGCGGACTGCTGCCCGACGAGCGGCCCGCACCCACGACAGCCCCGGAGAATTCCGATGACTGACCGATACCTGCTCGGCATGGCGTTCGTGTTTTTCGGCTCGATCTTGGTGGCGATCGTTGCTCTGCTCGCGGCCGGCTACGGGGTGGTGGTCTCATGAGCACGATCCGTTGGTGGACAGACTCCGAGCGCCTCTACGAGTCCGACGGCCAGGAGTGCGAGGTCGTCCGAGTGTTCGGGGAGTGGGTCGCGATCAACTGCGACCACGAGATCATCGCTACCGGGTTGCGGGTCGCGGGCTGTAGCGTCTGCGAATACACGATCCCGCCCGACGCCGCTTATCCCCTTTGCGACCGATGCGCCGGCACCGCTCAGGCACATGCCCGGATGGAACGGGAGCGGCTGACTCAAGAGGAGGGCGTCCGATGAGCGCGAGCACGTCGCCGTCCCGTCCGACGAGTTACACGACGATCGCCACCGACCCCGCCACGGTCAGGCGCAAGACGGTCACCCGCATCGACATCGAGCACGCGATCGACGCGCGGGAGGACGCTAGGGTGGAGCACATTCGCGCGTGCCGGAGAAGCGATTCGGTACCGGCCAGGGACACCTACCAGGCCGCATGCATCGAACTACAGCACCTGCTCGACCGCTGGGAGAACCAGCTACGTGGGTGGGGGGACGGAGCGTGAGCACACCAACGACGGAGGCCTCGATGGCCGACGAACAGATAGAGGTCGGGACCGCGGTTGCGACCGCACCACTCGTTCAGGCGCCCGCAGCGCTGCCCGACGTGACCCGGATGATGGACGCCGCGCTCGCGCACGGAGCGGAGGGCGTGGAGGCGCTCGAGCGGCTGGTCGACATGCAGATGCGGCTGCTAGACCGCCAGGCCGAGTCGGCGCTGGTGGTCGCGCTCGCGGAGTTCAAGGCCGCGTGCCCTGAGATCAAGAAGACGAAGCAGGTCAAGTACGCGACGGCCAACGGCAAGTCGGTCGACTTCCACTATGCGCCGCTCGGTGCGATCCAGAAGGTGATCGACCCGGAGCTGCACCGCGTCGGGCTGTCCTACACGTTCGACACCGAGGACACGGACGGCAAGCTGGTCAAGATCCGGGGCCGCCTCCAGCACGTCGATGGCGCGTCGCGCGAGTCGTCCGTGACCCTGCCCGTCGCGGGCATGCAGGACAGCCCCGCTCAGCGCTACGCGGGCACGATCACCTACGGCAAGCGCTACGTGCTGGCCGCACTGCTGGGGATCACGATTGATGACGACGTGGACGGCCAGCAGCCGGGAGGCGATGCGTCCGAGGTGATCAACGCCACGGAGTTCGACGAGCTCACGAAACTGATTGCCGACACGGGCGCCGACACCCGCCGGTTCTGCTCCTACCTCGGCGTCGGCTCGCTCAAGGCCCTGCCGTCGTATCGGTTCACCGAGGCCCGGCGCGCGCTCCAGGCGAAGGGGGCGAAGCCCGATGCATGAGCGCCCGGTCACGATCCACGAGATAGAGCAGGGCAGTGACGAGTGGTGGGCATTGAGGGCCGGCCACCCCACCGGGTCCAGCCTGTCGCGGATCATCCAGCCCGAAAAGCTCGGCTACGCGTCGGGCGCGCGGGGATACGCCGCGGAACTGATCGGCGAACGCATGCTCGGCGGCGTCCTAGACCGGACCGGCGCGGGGCTCTGGACCGACTACGGCAAGGCGGGCGAGGACTTCGGCCGCAAGTGGTACGAGTGGCATTACGACATGGACGTCCGGCAGGTGGGTGCGGTCACGACCGAGCTGGTGCGCGTCGACAAGGCGGGCGACCCGGTATCCGACGAGGGCGGCTTCGTCCACGACATGATCGTAGGCTCGCCGGACGGACTCGTGGGGGACGAGGGCATCGTCGAAATCAAGTGCCCGAAGGCGACCACGCACATGCAGTACCTGACGCGCCACAAGAGCCTGTCGGGCGACTATCGCTTGCAAACCAACGGGTACCTCTGGCTGACAGGACGCGAGTGGTGCGACCTGGTCGCGTTCAACCCCGACCTGCCGAAGATCCGAGTGCGCGTCTACCCGGAGGAGGACGTGCAGGAGGCGATCACCAACCACCTGCAACGCTTCTTCCGCGAGCTCGCGACGGCAGAACGCAAGCTGCACGCGATGGGCGAAGTTGTGGAGGAAGACGAATCTCTGAAGTGGGAGCTGATCGCCAGCCTACAGGAGGCTGCGACATGAGCCGGGCAAGATTGAGGCACCCGCCATCGTCGCAGATCCCTTATGGGCGCTGTCACTGCGGATGTGGGCGCATGACGTCAATTGCCAAGCAGACCCGCAGCGGGCGAGGAGACGTTCAGGGCGAGCCCGTGCGCTACGTACGAGGCCATGCACCGGTGCCCCGAGGCCGGCGCCATTACAGGTGGAACGGCGGACGCGTGAACATGGCCGACGGCTACGTGCGAGTTCATCGTCCGGACCACCCGCGCGCGAACATGCGCGGGTACGTGGCGGAACACGTGCTGATCGCTGAGCGCGCAATCGGCCGCCACTTCGACCCCTGTCACGAAGTCCACCACGTGAACGGCATCCGGGACGATAACCGCCGCGGCAACCTCGTCCTCTGCGAGGACCACGCATACCATTGCCTGATCGAGCGTCGCGCGCGTGCGCACCAAGCCTGCGGAAATGCGGACTGGAGGCGTTGCCGTTACTGCAGGGAGTGGGATAGCCCGTCAGCTATGTACGTCTACGGTCGCCAGGCCCACCATCGCAGTTGCCGCAGAGCGCACGAGGCCATGGTATGAGGAAGACGCCCCTGGCCCGCGGCAAGAAGCCGCTCCGAGCGTCCGATCTCGCCCGCCGCACCCCGCTGAAGCGAGGCCGCTGGCACCGAGAGTCTTCCGAGTTGTGGGAGGCCCTCGAGGCCGCCGGCATCGAACACGACAAGGGCATCCACGAGCGCTACCGGCATGACGAGGAGCGTGAGGCCGAGGAGTGGCACCGGGTCTACGGCTCGATCGAGCGAGTGATCTGGGTCAAGCGCGGTGGCCGCTGCGACGTGCCCGGCTGCTACCGGACGGAGTGTGACAACGCCCACATCGAGACCGAGGGCACCGGACGGAAGGCGCATCACTCGCGCATCTCCCGCCTGTGCTCCGGCCCCGCCGGCCACCACGCCGAGCTGCACCGCGTCGGACGCCGGACGTTCGAGGCCGCGCACCCGCCGCTCGACCTGGAGAAGTGCGCCGCCTGGATCGACCACACGTGGAACGAGATCGGCGATGAGTGGGTGGCGACCGAGTTCGGCGATCCGGACCCGCACGGCCCGCCCTCGACCTACTACAACGGCGATCCTCGATATCGGGGCTACTACCCATGAGTTACGACGCGCCCTGGAAGGTGGTTCCCATCCGCCAATGGCCGGGCGACCTGACGCGGAGCCGCAAGCGGTCGCCATTTCGGACGAGCTGGACTGCGACCGTGCGTCTGCTAGAGCGAGAGTTACGCAACCTGAGCGCCAAGAACACGGTGCTCCAGATGCCGATCACGGACGACGAGATCCGGTTGGACGGTCGGGTCCGTGCGAACGCTCGACCTGCGCATCCCGGCGTCATCCTGACCTTCGACTCGCGACACGGCCCGCTCTCCTACCCCTGCGACCGCTTCGACGGCTGGCAGGACAACGTCCGGGCCATCGCACTCGCACTCGAAGCGCTCCGCAAGGTGGACCGCTATGGGGTGACGAAGCGCGGTGAGCAGTACACGGGATGGAAGGCCCTCCCCCCCGCTGGCGGCACGACCGAGAATAGGCCCGAAGTCATCCAGCGCGGGCGGGACCTGATCGCGGAATACGGCTCCGTCCGAGACGCGTTGTTCGCGGCCCACCCGGACCGTGGCGGCGACCCCGACGACTTCCATGCCGTGCAAGCCGCGAGAGGACAATGAGGGGCCGTGACCGTAACCGCGCAACGGACCGGGCTTTTACCCCGGAACATGTGGGTTCGAATCCCACCGGCCCCATGAACGACCACCCCGAGGATGAAACGATGACTGAGCCACGCAACCGGGGCTACTACCCATGACCGACAGGGTCAACACGCTGACGGTGGTACTGGAGCGACCGATTCGCACCGACGACGTGCAGTCGATCGTGGATGCGATCCTGCACATCCGGGGCGTGCAGTCCGTGGCGACCGGCGAAGTGGACAGCGCCTTGTTTGGTGCTCGCACCCAGGAACGTAGCCGGCTCCGTCGCGAGGTTTTGAGGGTCTTCGACGGTGACCTGGGGGGTGCCGAATGACTGAGCCACGCAACCCCCTGGAGGTCGTCGAGGAAGCGCTGGGGGCGGTCATTGCCAACTTTGCGGCAGAACTCGATAGCAGGTACGAGCTACTAAGGGACCACCCCGCCATGTGCCGCCGCTACGACCGCGACATGGAAGTGGTGAACGACGCCCGCGCCGCCCTCGCGCTCGTCCGCAAGATGCGGGCGGATGTTGTAGTGGGGTGGGTCGAGGATGGATCGCTATGGGGCTTGCCGGTCGTCGAAGCGTTGGGCAACGACATGGCGGCTGACGGTCACGTGTTCCTCTACCAGACCGGTGGCGTGGACATGGTCCCCGCGCTGCTTCTCCCCCTCCCTGACAGCACGGAGGACGCGAGCGACTTCGCGAATAGGCCGGGGCGAATTTCCGCGTGGGACACTGACGAACACCGGGGTGTGACGGAGATCGACGATGGTTGAGACACGAGACGTGGCGGAACGGCTTCGGGGCCTCGATCACGACGTAGGGGACGTGATCTCTTCTGTCCTCGACCGCGCGCATCGTGACGTGCTCTCCGAGGCCGCCGACGAGATCGAAGCCCTCCGCGCCGAGCGCCTGCGCTCCCTCGCAGAGTGGCAGCCGATCGAGACGGCGCCGAAGGACCGGACCGAAGTGCTTATCACGGGCATCGGGTTCAGGGGCCGCCGGTGGATGTCAGTGGCGAAGCAAATCAACGGGCGGTGGTACGACGACAGCAAGCACGCGGGCAATCTCACGAACGTCACCCACTGGCAACCCCTGCCGGAGCCCCCGACCCCATGATCCCGCTCCCCGACCCCCGTGAAGCCCTCGCAACCCTGCTGGTGATCGCCGCCAGTCTCGTCACGCTCTGGTCGGCCGTCGAGTACGGACGCGCGGACACGGCGGCGCTCGCCTTGGACGCGTTCGCCCGTGAGGAGCACCGGACCGAGCTGATGGCTGAGCTTCTCGACCGCTCGACGACCGCGCTGTCCGTGGTGCTCCGTGAGGACGCCGAGCTGCATGACAGCATCCGCACGGTGGTGCCTGACTGGCATAGCATCGTCGAGTTGGCGCGGGTGAGTCTGCCGTGAGGAAGCCGCGCGCGAAGCTGCAGCTCACGCTCACCATGCCCGCGAACGTCGCCAATTCGCGGGGCCACTGGCGCGTGAAGCACCGGGCCAAGGCGCGCTTCTACAAGGACTCGGACCAACGCCAGCTCGTCGGGCTCGTACCACGACCACCGGCTAAGCCGCTCACGTCCGCTCACGTCCGCGTCCGCTTCCACGTCCACAACCTGCTGGACCCCGACAACTTACACGCCCGCCTGAAGCACATCCTGGATTGGCTCGTCACACGCGGGTACCTGGCCAACGACGACGCGGACACGATCAGCTTGGAGGTCTCTCAGGAGATCGAGCGGCGGAACAAGCGCGTCGAGATCACGGTGGAGGCTCCGTGACCACCCTGAACTGGCCCGGCGTCGCCCTCTGGTTGTTCGGAGCAATCACCCTGTATGCGGCCCTGTCCCGGTGGCTCACCTGGTGGGGGCGGCGATGACCGGCTGCATGCTGTTCGCTGGCTGCTACGCGTTTGCCGTGGTGGTTCTGGCGTTGTGGGCAGGCCGCTGGTTCCGTCGGCATGATGGTGAGTACCGGGCTCCGGACGAGCGGGGGCAGTGATGAGCATCGCCGAGACGATCGCCGGGTTGCCGGGGGAGACGAGGGTGTGGGTGGACGGCCACGGGGAGGCGACGCTGGCCGATTGCCGGACCGAAAAGACTCCGGGGCTGGACGAGCGCGAGGCGACGTGCCAGATGTGGGAGGACATCGCGACCCGCAACCTGTGCAGGGATTCTTGGCAGCCTGGCGTTTCCGTATCGGACGTAAGGGCGTTTCACGCGTCACAGTTTTCGAGCGGCCCGATGCCACATCGATCTTTGTAGAATGGTGGGACGACGAGGGGCGTCACCGGGCCGCGCTGTCGAGCGTCGTCGGGCATCCGATCACCAGCCGGGAGATGGCCGAGGACATCGCGCGCCGGATGTCGGCCGCTCAGGAGCGCAGGCGCAACCAGCAGGCGGCCGAGCTGCTCGGCATCCCGACCGCTCGCACGCTGACCGAGCTACTCGACCGACGGCACGCGGACCTCGAGCCGACGTGGAGCCCCAAGTACGCCAAGAGCCGCACCCTCCGAAAGACGTTCTGGCTGGACAAGCTCGGGGATGCGCGGCTGACGCACGTACGGCCGGCCGTCGTCGAGCGGATCGCCCGCGAGGCACGGGACAAGGACGGGCTGTCGGACCGCTGGTTGCAAGACGTGCTCCGCTACCTCGTCGACAGCTTCATCTACGGCGAGAAAAAGCTCAAGTGGATCGAGCCGCGTCACAACCTGAGTGCGGTCACGATCCCCAAAGCGCGCGGGCGGGGTGTGTCCTACACGCTGGCCGAGGCGAGGAAGCTGGTGCCGGAGCTCTGGAAGGTCGAGCCGCGCGCCGGGTGGATGGGCGAGGTGGCGTACCAGACCGGCCGGCGCATCGGTGCGATCCGGCGGCTCGAGCCCACGGACGTGATCCACGGCGAGACGTGGACAGCGATCCGCTTCCCACGCGAGACGGACAAGCCCGGCAAGGGTGGCGAAGCGTGGGTGTACCGACTGCCGGAGCGCACCGACTGGCGCGTCCCGACGCACGACGAGGTCGACGCGTGGATGGAGGCCGCCGAGGAAGGGGCCAAGATCAAGCACATCGACGGTCGGCTCTGGCACGGCCTCAAACGCCTGTACGCCACGCTCGCGTCCGGGCAGCCGGGCGCGGACCTGCAGGCGGGCACCCTCCGCTCCACCCTCGACGGCCGCTACCGACAGGACGTGGCCGAGCCGAAGATGGCCGTAGCGAAAGAACTGGCGGGACGGTTGGCGGGGCAGTAGCTTGGAGGTTCACGCCTGGGGGCGGGGCGGCTAGACGTAGCCGATACAACACCCGCTCGCCGGGGAAGGGAGCCATTCCCTCCCCCCGCCCGCCACGGCACTGTCCGTCACCTGGAATGGAGGTGAGCATGGGCGCAATTGGCCCGCATGTGACCCGCGAAGCGCACGAAGCGGACCCACCGATCGCGGAAAACCCTAGAGCTGACGCGGGGAATCGAACCCCGAACCTGCTGATTACAAATCCGCTGCCGGCTGATTCGGTGGGTGCGAAACAGGATGCCCACGCGCCGAATGACGGGTCCGGGCGGGGCGATTCCGCTTCGTCGCTTCCGAACCGACCCGCGAAGCGCACGCCCGACGCCCCGCCCCGCCCCCTCACGGCTCGCCACGGTCCGCCGTCGCAGCATGAGCATGAATGCGAGACGTGCGGGTCGCGGTTCCGGTCCTACAATCCGGCTCCTCGCTACTGTTCGCGTGACTGCAAGTCCGAGGCGCAGGCCACCCCAGTAGACCCGGTGGAAATCGCACGGCTGTACCACGGCAAGGGGATGTCTCAGCACGAGGTCGCCGAACGGTTGGGGGTGTCGCAGAAGGTAATCCACAAGGCGATGCGTCGGCACGCCATCGCTTCTCGCCCGGCGGCAAAGCGGAACCAACGCGGTGCCCGTAACCACATGTGGAAGGGTGACAAAGCCGGGTACCAGGCCCTGCACGCCCGCGTCCAGAATGCCCGGGGTACGCCCTCTCTGTGCTCCGTCTGCGGCCGAGACGATGACGGCACGATCTACGATTGGGCCAACCTCACGGGCGATTACACCGATGTGGACGACTACGCCCGCATGTGCCGTTCCTGCCATCACCGCTTCGATGGCCGAGCCGCCAACCTCAGCTGCAAGGAGGTGGAGAAATGCCGGGGCGCGTCCTGACTATCGGGTCGTTGTTCTCCGGCATTCAAACCGGGGGCCTTGACCTTGGGCTCGAGCGGGCCGGGCATCGGGTGGTGTGGCAGGTGGAGATCGACCCGTTCTGCCGTGCCGTGCTCGCGAAGCATTGGCCCGACGTTCCCCGCTACGAGGACGTACACGATGTCGGAGCGCACAACCTCGAGCCGGTCGACCTCGTGTGTGGAGGGTTCCCATGTCAGCCCGTCAGTGTCGCCGGCAAGCAGCTCGCCCGAGAAGACGAGCGATGGCTCTGGCCCGAATTTGCCCGGATTCTTCGCGAGCTACGACCGAGATTCGTACTCCTGGAGAACGTCCCAGGGTTGCTTGTTCACGGGATGGGAGACGTTCTCGGAGACTTGGCCGACCTCGGGTACGATGCGGAGTGGGAGAGCATACCGGCTGCGGCCGTTGGTGCCCCGCATCTCCGCTATCGCGTCTTCGTCGTTGCCTACGCCGGTGGCATACGACGCGACTTCGCCGGGACCGAACAACCACTATCGCGGGCTTGGCTGGCTCGCGAAACACGTGTGGCCAACCCCAACGGCGAACGACGCGAAGAACTCGACGCTACCGCCCTCCCAAGTCGATCGCGATTCGATTCCTGGCGCCTTGTTGCAGATGAAGGTGCGTGGAGCGCTGAACCCGATGTGGACCGAGTGGCTCATGGGGTTCCCGCCAGGGTGGACCGACTTAGGGCCCTCGGAAACGCCGTAGTCCCTCAAGTCGCTGAGTGGATCGGCTCACGCCTCGCCCTGGAGCCTCGCCGATGACCGCCTACCGCGCCGCCATCCGCACCGCCGAGTGCTGCCGTGAGTCCTCCCGCATCCTGGACGACGCGCGCCGGGGGCTGGTGCTCGGGGGCAGCTCCCGCCGCGGTGGCCGAAGCGGACGATGAAGACGCGGAATACACGACTCGCACCCAACGGAGGATTAGCAGATGGACGCCGACACGAAGCGTAGGCAGGAGCACTTCAACATCGTCTGGCAGCGGTTCGTGGTGGAGGGAGCGCCGCAGTCGGTCGACGAGGACTCAGGAAACTGCCTCTATGAAGGCAGAGACGGGACCACGTGTGCGTTCGGGGCCTTACTGGCCGACGAGGAACGCCAACAAGCCAACGAGGGCACATGGGCGACTGACGTCATCGAGTATCTACAGCTACGCCGGTTTTACGACTCCCGTGGGCACGTGGACCCGTTCTACGACAGCCTCCAATCCTGCCACGACGAGTGTACGGATTGCGAAAACTTCTCCGAGCATGTCACGGACGCGCTGCTACAGCTAGCGGCCGAGCACTGCCTGACCGTGCCGGAGGTGACCCGATGACGGAGGTGACCCCATGACCGACGTCCACACGAACGGCCGCGTCACCCACCCGGACCGTCAGACGCTGGCCGCCGCCGAGGCCACGCAGATTCGGCTCGCATCGTACCTACCGGACGACGTGGACGATGGAGTGGTGCGCGCGACGTCCACATGGGACGACGTGGAGACGCTCCCCGAGTGGCGCCGCTTCGTCCGGCTCGGTGTGCTGACAGGTGTGCTGACAGGTGTGCTTGTGGTCCTCGGTGTGATCGTCGCGACGTTGCTGGTTGCGGTCGGGTCGGGGGTGCTGGGGTCGTGAGCGAGGATCTGCGGGAGCGGGTGCGGGTGCTGTTGGAGCGAATCGACACGGCGGCATTCGAAGCTGGCATGGAGGAATGCGAGCATGGGTCCGCCGAGCGGCAAGAGCAGACGATGGAGCGCTGCAAGAAGCACAAGGCCGAAGTCCTCGCCCTGCTCTCCGCTCCCGAGCCCGCCGAGCCGGGGGCCGATATGCCTGTTCGCGCCATGGTTGAGGAGGTGGATCATCTGCGGGAGGCACTATACACGATCGCCAACTACGATCCAGATGAGGTTCGTCGCTCTGGTGTGACCCCTACTGACATGCGTGACATCGCGAGGAATGCCCTAGCGCGCTCCCTCGCTACCCGAGAGGAGATGGAGGAGGCCGACACCGATGGCTGATACACGAGACGTGGTGGAGAGGCTTCGGCATCTCGACTACGACGCGGGAGACGTGATCGAGGCAGCAATGGACCGCGTTCATCGCGACGCGCTAACCGAGGCCGCCGACACAATCGAAGCCCTCTGCGCCGAGGTCGGCCGCCTCTCTGGCACCGCTCCCGAGCCCGCCGAGACAGGGGAGTGCCCGATCCCGAGGCCGGTGAGAGTTGAGCGCCTCTTCGAGAACGACCTGACATACACCGAGTTGGTGGACGCGGACGACAACGTCATCAGCGCCGACATGAACGGCGTTGATGCTGACTTCATCGTCGCTGCGGTCAACGCTTACGTCCCCGCCCCCACGGCAGCGGAGCCCGAGAGGGAGGCGGTCGCATGGATGGCCGAGGTCGATTGGGGAGACGGACGGGGCTGGATCCGCTCGCCGGTAATGCACGAATCAGAGAAGGTGGCGGAAGCGCACTGGTGCAATGCGATCTATGACTACCCGAAAGCGAAAGGCCGGACGCTTGTGCTCTATGCGGCCCTCGCCACCCCCGAAGCGGAAGGAGGTTCGACGTGATGGACGAAACAAGGTGGGGCCACATCGACGCGATGATGAGCGTGGCGGAAGACTTCTCAGACGGCGCTTGGCACGGGTTCATTTTCGGCGAGTGCGACATCGACGTTGACGAGGTGGTTGAATATGAACGCATTCGGATCCATCGAGAGCGCCGCGCACCCCGAGAGGAGAGTGAGGAGCGATGAACGAGAAGCTGGCAACCTGGATCGCGTGGCGCCTAATGATGGTCGGGGCATTGCTGTTGCTCGCCGTGCTCGGGGTCCTGGCTCTGGTCGCCCTCGGCTTGGGAGTCCTCTCCCGATGAGCACCCCCGAGCGCCCCGACCGAGGAGACGCGCCGCGCGAGCGACGGGGTGGAGGCGAGAGGCGGATGACCCAGTGGGGCTCAACCAGTGAGTTCGCCGCGACCGGACGAGCGCTCATGGTGACGCGCGCTGCACGCGACCGTCGCGACCGTCGCCGCTCCCCCGAGGACGCCGAGTCGAATGAGGTCGTGAAAAAGGACGTACAGGCGCGCGTCCGCAAAATGGACCTGTGCGGCGCCATCTACATCGACGGTTGGGGTGACGAGGTGATGTGCATCCTACCGGCACCGTGCGTGCGACACTCCCCCGAGGACGTGCGTGAGCGCCTTGAGAGATCGCCCACGTCCACCACCTAGCCGGCAAACCAAGCCATGACGGAAATCTGTTGGACCGAGAAGGACATTGAGGATTGGGTTTGCGATAACCCGCGTGCGATCTGGGATGGTGGCTCGACCGCCTCCCATGTCGAGCTCGTCGGGCGGCAAGTCCAATTACCAAGCGGCGGGAGGATCGATGTCCTCCTGCTGGTGCTCGACCCAACCCATGACTGGCGTATGGTGATCGTCGAAATCAAGCGATCCGCCGCGGACGTTGCCGCGGTGGTCCAGCTCCTGCGGTACGTGGAGGAAATGCGGTGGGGTATGGCTGGAGTAAAGATGTCCGGCGTGCTGTTGTCGAAGGACGCTACGGACGACGCCAGGTTGGTGGTGAAATCGGTTCCGCATATCGAGCAAGCCGACTATTGGGTTGAGATCGAGGTCTGCCCCGTCGCCGACGGATACATGGATACGCGGTGGATCGCGGGCAGGGGCAAGTTTAATCCGCAGGGCAAAATGGCAGACATCCATGATGCTGCGTTGGAGGTGTCCAAGCGCATCAATGGCCGTCGCCAAGCGATGCTTCCTGTGCCCATCGCCAACACCCCCCAGCGCTCTCACCCATTCATATCCACGAACGGGTGTAGGCCACGGCTGGTCACGGAGGCGAGGTGAGCGCACGCCGCTGGCTACGTCTCGACGCTCAGTGGGATGATACCGAGTGGGTGGCCATGCTCGAGCCTATGGCGCAGCTCGCATGGATCAAGCTGCTCTGCTACGTGAAGCGAGACGGACGCAAGGGCGAGGCTGCGGCGATGGCCCCGAAGGTCGCCGCCAAGAGGTGGGATGTGTCGGTCCGCGCCGTTCAGGAGATGTTGCGCGCGGCCGTGGAGGAGAAGGATGGAGGGCTGAAGGTCGAAGGTCGAAGGTGGCAGGTCGTTAAGTGGGACGAGTATCAGGAGCCGGACCGGACGGCTGCAAAGCGGAAACGAAGGCAGCGCGAGCGGGAAAGTGTCACGGGTGTCACGCCCCCGTCACGGCGTGACACTGTCGCGCGTGACCACCGACCACTGACCACTGACATAACAGCACCCTCTAGCGAGGGCGCTGTTGCGCGTCAGCACACGCGAGGGGTCGATACGGTCAAGTCCGTCAGGGGTATGTACGGCTGGCAGGGCTCGGAGGGCACTGATCCGCTGCTCCTGAAGGCACTCGATGACCCCAAGGATCGCGATCGATGCCTGAGTATTGCGATCGCTCGCATGGAAGCCGAGGGCCAGGAGTACCAAGGCCGCTTCTTCCGCCGGATTCTCGAGACTGTGATAGCTGAGCAAGGGGCCACCAGGAACACCATCCCCTCCGCGTGGGAGAGCGACGCCGAGTACCAAGCACGCATGCAGGTGGAAGCGTCATGAGCGGCTTCCGGGTCAACCTCGACGTCGCCACCCGCGAGATCGGACGGCTCAGGGCCGCGGGCTTCACGCCACCACCGAACACCGACGACCTGGCGAAAGTCTGGGTCGACGTGCTGGCCCACATCGAGCCCGACGAGCTCAGGGCGGCCGTCACCGGCTACGTGAGCGGAGACAACTCGTACTGGCCAAAGCCCGGCCGCATCAAGGCGCTCGCAATCGAATACCGGGGCACGATCGTCCGAGGCAGCGGCGAGCAACAGCCCACAAACGACCCGGCCGCGCCGTGCGAAGTCTGCGGAGCGAGGATCCGCTCCGTTACCCGCCGCGAGATCGGCCAAACCGAGATCATGGCCGGCCGGAAGATGCGGCCCTGCACGTCGGCCGAGCTCGACGAGGCGATCGGATTCGGCGTCGTCCACAACCACATCGTCCACGAGCGCCGCCGCGTCCCGATGGTCGGTTACTCGGACGCACCGAACCCGGAGACCCCATGACCACCGAAGGCTGGCTCTGCCCAACCTGCGGATCCGTCTACGCGCCCTGGGTGGCGAAGTGCTCGACGTGTCCGATGGGCCTCAAGTCCGCGAGCACGGTCACCTGGCGGTATCCCCCCGACCCCGAGTGCGACCACCGATGGCTCACCTACGGTATCGGCCCGACGCTCTGCGGGAAGTGCGGGGCCGTGCTGCCAGGAGGCCTTAACCCGTGAGCGTTGACCAGCACACCCCCGAAGGCACCTACTACGTGGGCGAGCCCATACGCTGTCCGGGCAGGGTCACGGGAGGCAGGCGCTGCAACCGAGCCCACGACACGGTAGGACGCGGCACGGTGGTGCGGGTCAGGGTCACGACGGATCCGGTGTGGGGAGGGATCGAACGGAAGTGCCGGAGGTGCGGGAACACGCTGGCGGTTATACTTGAGACGACGAACGGGAGGGCACCATGAGCTACGAGCTCGACAAGTTACGCGCCACACTCAGGAGGGGGCTCCGCACGAGAGCCAAGGCGCGCGTGGATGAGTTTCTCACCGAGATCGACCCTGACTCCCAGATGCCGATGAGAGACGTCCTGCTCAGCCACGTAGCGATGGGCTACGAGGTCGACGTGGACATCGCGGTGCAGGTCATCCACCCGGCGGGGCCTGAGCGGCAAGCGAACGCGGCGGGGGTGGTGCAGTGAGCGGGGCCAAGGCGCTGCCGGCATGTCCGGCTGTGTTCATCCACGACGGACGCATCAGCGGGACGAGAACGCAGAGCCAGGTCAGCGGCACACCCCCTGACGGCGAGTACGTGCTACGACCCTGCGGGTTCACGAGAGAGGACGTGGCTAATCTCCGCGACACAGCCAACTGGTTGCACGCCAACCCAGCCTGGGGCTTAATGGGCACGCCTACAGGGTTGTTCCGGCTCGCCGACCGCATCGAAGCCCTACTGCCGCCGGAGTCCTGATGGCGAAGGGCAACGGGAAGAAGAACGGGAAATCCGGAGAAATCCCGGCAGGTGGATTGGTGCCGCAAGAGCATGGCGGCGCGCTCAAGAAGGGCAGCGAGCCGGGAGGGTTGCCGGGTGCCGGCCGTCCACCCTCAGCGATCCGCGAGCGGTGCCGTGGCGCGTTCGCCGAGCGTATCCCAATCCTCGAGGAGATCGCGAGCGACGAGGGCCTGAGGCCGTCCGATCGCGTGAAGGCGATGGACGTGCTCGCGAAGTACGGCGGCGTGGACAAGCTCGCCCTCACCGCGGATGAACAGCCCGAGCAGCCCATGACGCCTGAGCGGGTCGCCGACATGTGGCTCCGGCTGCAACAGATCCGCACGGTCCGCGAACTCGAGTGGTTGCTGGTGGGCGATGGAAGCGACTGACGCCCTCCGGGTAATCGAGCGCCTCGGCCCGCTCGCCAGCTTCCCGTGGCACACGCAGCAGCAGTTCGGGCTGGCGTCGGCGACGAACGTCGTGCAGGTCAACGGAGGCAATCAGAGTGGCAAATCCACGGTAGCGGCCGGCGTCGTGTCCAGGCTCGTGAGGCGAGAAGGTCCGATCTACCGGCGGCTGAGAAACCCGGAGAACCGTCCGCTCAAGATCTGGGTCAGCCCGCAGAGCTTCGAGAAGTACAAATCGAATTGGGAGGGCAGGCTACGGGACGAAGTGTTTCGCGGCATGGATGTCACGCACTCGGTCGAGGTGGACTACCGGCAGACGCCGACGCCGGTGTTCACGTGGGACGACGAGCACGCGGAAGGGAACACGCTCTGGGGCAAGTCGCAGGACCAGGGCTTCATGGCGTTCGAGTCCGACCGGGTCGACCTGATCGTGTTCGACGAGGAGCCGAAGGACCCGAGGCTCTATACGTCAGCCGTGCAGCGTCTCGCGACCACGAACGGCATCGTCTTCCTCGCGTTCACTCCGCTACTCGGTATCAGCTGGACACACGGCCGGTTCTACACGCCAACGGTGAAGGACGAACACCGGGTTGCCGACCGCGTGTGGCGCAGAGGCAACGAGACGACGGTCATCGAGATGGGCATGGCGGACAATCCCGAAGCCGTAGCGGGTGGCGGCGTCGCGCGCATCCAGAACGACCCGGGCATGACCGAGGCAGAGAAGGCGACGAGGCTCTACGGCAAGTACGGATACGCCGAGGGCCTGATCTTCCCCGAGTTCGCCACGCTCACGAACGACGCTGATTCGCCCTACATGCTCGACGGTCTACCGGATGGCCGCCCCTACTCGTGGTTTCTACTCGCCGACCCGAACAAGCGGCACGGTGGCCTGCTCTCAGCGATCGACCACGAGGGCAACCGCTACCACGTGGCCGAGCACTACCGGGAGTCGGTACCGGACCGGATCCATGCCGCGGACTACAAGCGCATGATGGCCGCCCACAAGCTCAACCCGGCGCACGTGAGCACGCACGCCGATCCTGGTGGGGCAGGATCTCAGGCGATCATCAACCTCAGCGACTCGGGCGTGTTCGCTCAGCCGGTGCCGAAGGACGCGGGGTCGGTCAAGGCGAGCATTGAGTTGGTGAGGCGTGCCGCGTGGCTCGACCCGAACCATCGCCATCCGGTCACGGGCAAGCTCGGAGCCCCGCACGTGTACTTCCTTCGCACGCTCCGGTCCACGTGGAAGATCGCGGGCGTCGAGTACCACGAGAGCCGGCTACTCTGGGAGCTCCGTCAGTACCGCCAGAAAGAGCCTGCGCCGCCCGACACGCCGATCAAGGAGCTTGACGACGTGGTGGACCCGATGCGCTACTTGGAGCTCGTCAGGCCGTTCACGCCGCTCTACGTGGACACCACCGAGGCGGACGAGCGGGCGAAGCTGGACAGGCTCAGCAGGAAGGCGTCGGAGGAGTTCGACGAGTTGGTCAAGAAGCAGCAACACGAGACGGCGAAGGCCGGAGGAGGGTTCTGGTGAACATCAAGACAGGTGACCGCGTGGTCAGGAACGAGACGGGCGAAGCGGGCGTGATCGAGGATGTCTTCGAGGCGACGGAAACGCATCCCGCTCGCGGTAGCTTCCGCGGCGACGTGCGCGGCAAGCAGGGGCTCGTAGGGCTCGGCGAGTTCAGATTGACGACGGGTGCGGGACTGCCGGTGCGGGAGGCCCCCGTCCGGGCGCCAGTGCAGGGTCCGGACGCACCCGCCGCCGCCGCCCCGAAGGCCGCGAAGCCACGGCGCGCCCCTCGGAAGAAGAAGCCGCCCGTGCCGAAGTCCGCGGCGAAGAAGCCGGCCGCGAAGAAGGCGCCGAAGAAGAAGCGCCCGTGATCTACGCCCTCACGGCCGGCCTCATCATCGGCGCCCTGCTCACATGGCTCGTCCACCGCGACGAGCTCAAGTACCTGAGAGGCGAGCTACGCGTCGCTCACGCCCAGATCGCCCACGCGGTCATGGCCGACGGTGCCGTGATCCCACCGAGGGCCGAGAAGGTCGAGCCACCGAAGCCGCTACCGAGCGAGCTGGTCGAGGTCGTCAACGAATGGGAGAGTGCCGAAAGTCGCATGGTCGAGGAGCACAAGATCCGGAACTGGCTCGCCGAAGGCTGGGGCGTGGGTGCGATACTCCGGCAGTACAACGCGAACGGAGGGTGAGTGATGAACCGCGCCGCATTTCTCAAGCGCATGGCGTTCGCAGCGATGGCTTGTGCGTTCTTCGACGTGCCGGTGCCGAAGCTCGTAACGAGAGAGCCGGACCTCCGGATCTTTGGCGACGGCTTCCACGACGACGCGCCCGGCATACAAGCACTGATCGATGCGTCCCGCGGTGGGCATGTTACCTTGCGCCCCGGCGATTATGCGCTCGGCACCACCGTTCACGTGCCGTCGGATGTGGAACTCACGTGGCGCGACAGCGCTTGACCGTCCGCCTCCCGCCCGCCTATCTTCGACCACCACAGCCGGTCGTGGCTACCTCCATGGGACAGCCCAACATGCGGGACTCAGACTCTAGCTGAACCAGGCGCCTCCCGCGCCTGACGTTCGTGCCAGACTCAAAGAGACACGCGGGGACCACTACCCCGCGCCGGGTTCCAAGCCCGCCGAAGTAGCCGACTACGTCAAGCGGCT